CAACTTAATTACTGGAGGTTCTGCCAGAGCTCAAGACCAATCACCCGTCTTGGGCTCTGTTGGAAACAACGCACCTTAAATCGCTCATCAAAGGGGGGCTTGATATGAGCAAAAAGAGAAAGATTGTAGAAAATTCGCACCATCTGCTCTTCATGAAGAATGAGTGGAACTCTGGCTATGCCAAGAAGCTCCGTGAGAGATTCATCTACAAGATTCCAGTTTGGATGCATGACGAGCTTCACCATACCGTCCTGCAAAGCGTTCACAAGCCGTCTGACGAGCTTTTGCGCAAAACATGGGAAATCCTGCTAGAATCACCACAAGTCGCTTCCTACGGCATTCTGAGAGCTTTGGCGTGGCTTTATGTCTATACACCAGACCCCGAATTCCGCAAGGACATTCAGAAGCAAATCGACTTCTTCGTTCTTAAGGGGGTGAAGGTATGCTGATTGTATTCAAACCGAACGGCAAGCCAACGAGGGAACTCTGGGAGAGGCTTCAGGCATTCGGCACGATCGCCGTGACCGACTTCGAATATGAAGCCTTCGTTACTTGGGAGCTAGACGGCAACCTTGACGAAATCATCGACATTATAGAGGAATACGCCGACATGGATGCAGAAATCGCAATCTAACCACGGGGAGTCTTCGGACTCCCCTTTTTCAAGGAAAAAAGAAGAACCGCACGAAGCGGTTCTCAACAACGAAAGCAAATCGAATGATTCACTTACCTTTATCTATGGAAGATTAAAGGTTGCTTTTATTTTACCACGATTCGTGCTATAATTAAAGCATCCACACAGCAATAGCACACAATTTCGGTGTGCTTTTTCGCACCTCGCAACACTTGCGGAGGTAAGAATAATGCAAGACAACTTTTCGGCAAAGGAGGCTCTCCAATGCCTGTAATTCGAGTAAATAAGACCAAAGACTACACGGTCATGGCCAACTATCATTTTCGTGACAAGAATCTATCACTCAAAGCCAAAGGACTGCTATCGATGATGCTCTCTCTACCTGATGGATGGGGCTATTCGGTCGAAGGCTTGGTGAAGCTATCGGCGGACGGACGAGAGAGTATCATGGCTACGCTCAAGGAGCTTGAGAAGTTCAAGTATCTAAAGAGAAGCCAAGCACGAGATAAGTCTGGAAAGCTCGGTGAAGCTATCTACGATATTTTTGAGCAGCCGTGGTCGGGTTTTCCGACGACGGCAAAACCGACGTCGGGAAAACCGTCGTCGGAAAATCCGACACTATTAAATACTAATAGATTAAATACTAAAGTATTAAATACTAATAATAAGAAAGTAAGTAAGGCGCAAAGCAAGCCTGTGGAAAACTTCGATTCTATTATTCAGAAATCGACAGAATCCACAGAACTCCGTGATGCCCTTATTGAGTTCGTAAAGTTCAGGAAGCTCATCAAGAAGCCGATGACCAACAAAGCCCTAGAGCTGATTATCGCCAAGCTCAACAAGCTCGGCGAAACAGACAAGGAGAGGGTAGCAATCCTTAACCAGTCGATAGAGCGGGGATGGGCAGGGGTATTCTCTCTAAAGGATGAAGAATCGCAAGTCAAAGGCTATCAGGTAGACCCTAGAAAGCTCTACAACATGCCTGAGAGTTACTTGAAGGAGATTCCAGAATGAGCGCACCTATCGCAGTCGAGTGGGAGTGGCGCAAGAAGGACTTCACCAAGTCACAGCTCCGCTCCATGCCAACTCAGTTCTATTACGTCCTATCAAATGATGGCCTGTCAGTAACGCTCGCTTGGGAGTGTGTTCCGCTCTACGAGGGTGGCAAGAAGTTCTTCCCGCCGAACTCCTACCCTTGCCAGCCACACGAAATCAAGCGACTTGATCGTGAGCGTGCCAGAAGGCTCGGAATCAAGCCGGTCGAAAAAGTGGATAAGAAATTCATGGAAGAAGCCCGGCAGAAATTGCCGTTCTGAGCCCACTACAGCCCGTCTGAGCGATTCTAACCGAAAAGTTGATAGTCTATGGGTCAATGTGCGAAATAACGCAAATAACAACGAAAGGACACTCATGGACAACTATCAATCAATCATTCGCTCGATGCTGGCATTATCGCTCAAGAAACACTATCGGATGAGCGACCGCCAAATAACACTTTTAGAGTGGAATCAAGTCATTGGTGGAACGATCAAGATGCGAGGCACGGGGAGGGAAGTCCACCTCACGCCAGAAGAGCAGGCGGCTCTTCGGACGATTCCGATTAACGGCAGATTCGTCTTCAGCACTTCCCCCTTCGAGCCTGTCGGCGCACCAAAGGAATCATTGCGCAAAAAGATAGCGAAAAAGATTCCAAAGATGCCGAAGATTCACTTAACGGTCGAACGCTAGAGGTAGAAAAAACATAAACAAAATGTATTGACAAAGCACAACCGATACGCTATACTAAAGACAGTTCAACAACGAAAGAAAATTGAAAGAAGATTCAAATAGACGATTGGCTAATCGTCTTATACCGAAACTTGGGATGTCGCACAATGTATATTAGGACATCTTACAAAGAAAACACAACTATAAGACATAACCAATCGCCTAAACAGGGCGATTTTTCAAAATCAAACTGGTGCGAAGCTGTGTGGAATAGCCTTGCGAATCCTACTTAACAATCGAGAGAACTACCAAATCAACAACAACGAAAGGAATCAAATGAAGAGAGTCGCAATCGTGGTGGCGATAGCAATCGCACTCACGGGAGCAATAGCGGTTGGACAATACCGCAAACAACAAATCAACGATTATGCCGAGCGCAACAACTGCACTTGGATATACGACTACTACATCAACGCAGAGCCAATCTGCAAATAACAACGAAGGAAATCAAATGACAATCAACGACAAGATAGCAAGCATCCTTATTGAGGCCGAGGTAGATGACAAAGGGCTCAAAGAATGGGATGAAGCAATCGATGAATTCGTCTTCGGAGAAGTCGAGCAGATGACATATGGCTGGGACTTAGATGACGAAGAATTCGACAGCTTCAAAGACGGAGTGAAGCAAGCATTGCTCGCCCAAGTCGACTTCAACAAAGTAGATGAAGCGATCGCGCAGGCGAATAAAGAAGCTGTCGAAAAAGTCAACTCCTGGCTCGACAATATCAAAGACATGAGGGGGTTGTAATGAGCTTGATAAAGAGAGCCTTCTTGGAATTATTAGAAGGAATCGAAGAAGGAGAATATGGGAGGAACTAGAGCGGGCGGGCTCAAAGCCGCCAAGACGAATATCGAAAAATACGGCAAAGATTTCTACAAGAGAATTTGTCGCAAAGCGAGCCACCCAGGAACTGGCGGATTCGCTAGCTTTAAAGTCGGTAAAGATGGCTTGACTGGCTGTCAAAGAGCCAAGATTGCCGGCAGAAAAGGCGGAACTATTAGCCGAAGGGGTAAATCAAAGAAAACAACGAAAGGAATTGAAGATGTTCAAAATTAACAGAAATCGCAAAGAAGAAATGACCGACAAAGAGGTCTTAGCACAGGCAGTCGAAGAGCCAATCGAACCGCTCTACGACCCAGAGATGGACACTATCGACTACCTGCGAGCACTCGACAAGAAGGACTACGAGAAGCTCATTAAGAAGGTCGAAATCTACCGTGAAGCAGATGAGGCAGTCGCAAAGCTCGACAGTAAGAAGGTGGTCAAGAAGACTCAAGAGCTCCTAGAGAGCGACTTCGTGGAGGCTTAGAATGGCGGACACGGGAATAGTCAACATCCATGGTAAGGAATACAAAACCGTTGCCAAGAGGGTGAGCGAATTCAGAGAAGAACACAAGCAAGAGCTAGGGATTCAGACAAACCTAGTGAGCATCGATGAGCGCACGGTGGTGATTAAGGCGGAAATCATCAACAAGGAAGGCTTCGTGATAGCGACTGGCTACGCAGAAGAGAACCGCCAATCAAGCACGATCAACAAGACATCGGCGCTCGAAAACTGCGAAACATCGGCCATCGGGCGTGCTCTCGCAAACTTCGGTCTAGCAGGTGGCGAATATGCCAGCGCAGACGAGGTGGCGCAGGCTATCAGCCAACAGAATCAGCCGAAGAAGTTCGTCAAAAAATACGGCATGGACTTCGAGGAAATCCAAGCGCACCTTGACATCCTAGATGACAAAGCAAGCGTAGATGCCTACGCAAAGGAGCTGAAGACGAAATACCCGAACTCTACCGAAGGACAGAACTACCACATCCGCACGATGTTCGAACGCAAGCTGAAGGAGCTACGAAATGGAAATACTGACTAACGAGATGTGTCCGCAAGGCTCGACCGAATGGCTGAGCCTTCGGGAGGGGGCTATTACAGGCACAAAGCTCGGAAAATACTTCGCCAAAGACCGCAAAGCCGAGTTTGGCTTCGACTTGAGCAAGATAAATCTAATGTTCTACGAAACGCTCGCAGAACGCCTCACGGTAGGCTCTGGCGATGACGGAGAAGATGCCGAAGGACTCGGCTCAAGCAGAGAACGAGGTCACGACCTAGAACCTATCGCAATCGATGAAGCAGAGTTCAGGCTAGGCAAGAAGTTTATTCGAGGCGGAGTGTGGCGATTCAATAATAGCCACCTATGCTCGCCAGACGGCTACACGGAGGACTTGACCGAAGCAATCGAAATCAAGTGTCTAAGCTCGGCAAGACATATCAAGGCGATATTGGAGAACGAAGCTCCGAGCGAATACTTCGCTCAATTCATGAACTACTTCAACAATCCGAAGCTAGAACGCCTCTATGTTGCGCTCTACGACCCAAGATTCATAGATGAGAGATATCAACTGAAAATCTTCACCTATGAGCGCAAGGACTGGGAAGAAGAAATCAAGACGGCGCAAGAATTAGCCACAGCGATCAATGAGAAGCTGAATGACTACATCGAGCACATTAGTAACGGAGATTATCTAGATTAAGAGGACGGGGGCTGGTATTAGGAAGCCAGCTAAGTGTCAACGATAGAAGCACCCCTCCTTATCTTTAGAACCTTAAATAATGGACGAAGCTTACCGCTCCTCCCCAGGGCTTAGGCAAAACGCAAGTTAAATGGAATCTACGAGCGGAGTCCTGGGGGGGGTTATAAGCCCCTAACAACAGAGCACCTGCATTGATGTCTTAAATCATTGTCTACGGCGCACTCGGCAAGCGTCCAATCGACCGCTAGAGGTGGCGGAATACAAATGACCTCAATATGGCGAGAGCTCGGTAGCCGCTAGCGTAAGGGATTTCTAGGTGGGTTCAACCCCCACATCTCGCCAAGGCCTATATCGCAGAGAGCAGATTCGGAATCTGGCTCGCCTCATAAGCGAGAGATAAAGTTGGTTCAACTCCAACCTCTGCCACCAGATAAGGTCGACTTGAGCCTAAAGCTCGAATCGACAGCACATCTACAATCAATCGGCTGACGAAAGAATGATATCTTATTCAATTTATCTTTCGAAACTTTTACTTTCCAATTAAGTTTTGTTACCTGCGCCCACATATTGCTCAGGTCTTCTATTTAATCGTAGTCAGCCAAGCGCTGGTTAGTAATCTAAAACCCATATAGTATTACCTCCTCCAGCGCTGTGCCAGCAAAGAGCCTAAAGCTCCGAGCTGGCTTCTCTCGACCTCATTCTCGAAGGCAATGCGACAGCTTTCGAGGGTGAGCTCTGGCGCAGGGCTCTGAAAATAGCCATCAGACCTCACCTACCTGCGCCAAAGCTTGCCAGGGGTGGCAAGAGAATGGAGAAAAAATGATGGTCTACAAAGATGGCGACTACATCTACAAGAAGGACGAATTCGAGAATGTCGATGTTGTCCTTCTGGAAGACCAAGACGGCAAAACCCGATTGGTGATTAACAACCACTTCTCGGGCGAGCAATTAGCAGAATTTAAAGTCATTGAGGAGGAAGAATGTTAGCGGACATGCTACTGGCAACGCTTCAGCTTTGCGGAATCATCTTGTTGGTCGGATTCACGGCCGCAATCGTTGGCGAGCTGATAGATGCATTCTTTGGCAAGAAGAAATAGGGAGGGCGATTAGGTGCGATTCGTAGCCGAGGCGATATGCGTTCGCAAGACCAACGGGCTTGAAATAGTCTTCTGGGATAACAAGAGCCTCGTAGTGAAGGCTGGGCTGACGGTGGTGTGGTTTCACCATTGGTTCTACTCACCAAGAGGCTTCCACGCTGAATCCTACGGACGATTCGTGCGATGCCTGAAAAACCATCGGCACTTGAGCCTGGCATACATCTATCGAATCGCTCAGAAGTATTCGATCGAGTGGCAATATGGGCGGATGCCGAGCCTAGAGGGGAAAAATATCAAAGAATTAAATTCGGAAGGGAGAAAAAGAAATGCCATCGAAGATAGATAGAATCGAACTCTATCACAAGCATTGCTATTCGTGCGACAAGTTCAACGATTTCGGCACACTAAGGCAATTCATTATCACGGAGAGGTTGCCGTTGGACACGCTAGTCATTAAGCGTATCGAAACCGACCCAGAATGGCAGGAAGAAGCCAAGAATATTGGACTAGACCTGCCATTTTTGCGAATAACGACAAAGGACGGAGAAGTGGAGAATATCGACTATAAAGAGTGGGCGAAGAAGATTGAGCGCAAAGCCAAGCGCAAGGTGAAGACCACGAGCTTGAAGAAGAGCGCAACAAAGAATCAGAGCCTTATTAACGAAGCAAAGGAGAGCCAAGATGAGCCAGATGCTAGTGAGAATTGATAAGGAAACAGATAAGGCGCTCACCTATATCTACGACCATAATGGAACGGTGAGCTTAAACGAAGTCGCTGTAGTGATGGGAATCGTGCGAAGAATCTATGAACAATGGAAGCCGAATCACGAAGCGATGCTGAAGCTGAGAGAGGAAGCGAGGAAGAAGAATGCGGCTAAGAGTTAAACAGACAGACAAAACAATAGATGTCACCAAAATTGACTATCTGGAAGACGACAAGACGATTACAGTTCGGTTCAATACTGAAG